GAATCCTTTATGTAAGCATGTGTTTCACTCTTCTTACCTTCTTTCTCCCTAGTAGATCCCTTAGCATGTTTCCAACGATGACCTGACTTCTGTGCATCTTCTGCTCCCTTGTCACGTTGCCACTTAGCATAGTCACGTTCTTTCTTGGCCTGCTTCTTCTTACCATGCATACTGTCATAAGTAGCATCTCTAGTACCTTTTCTTGCCTTATCAAAAGCAATAACTGCCTTTACCTGATCGGGAGTGTCCTTTTGCTCTTGAAAATCTACTTCGGTCTCAGAAATTACCTGACCACCAATCTCAGCAACTGCTTCACTCATCTTAGGGTTGATAATTACCTTATTCTTAATACCCTTCTTCTCAGTCACTTCCTTTTCTGATTCAACATCAGTCATAGGTTCAGCACTTACAATCTCTTTAAGATCATTTCTCCAATTAGAAAATGATTCTTTCTTAACACAATTAGGAACTAACTTACCACCTTTCTTTTTAGTTCCTTTTGCTTCATACCCATCCCAACAAGTATCAGCACCTACATTCTTACGTGCCTGTTTCATCTTCTGCTCTTTTATAGGAGCACCAAAGAGTTTATCCTCTTTACGCTTTCTCTTTTCAACATCTGCAGGGTTCTTTGATCTTCCCTTACTATCATACCCATACTGAGCATCTTCTTTCTTTACTTCATGATCTTCATATCCTTTTCCATCACCATCATCATCCCACCACCTCTTTACCTTTTTCTTTTTACCATTCTTATTAGGTGCTCCTGCTAAATCATCATCTTTCTTACGATCCTCCTCTTCTTTTTCAGATGACTCTGCCTTCTCTTCTTTAGCTAAAGATGCCTGAGTCTTCATTTGAAGGTTAAGTTCACCCTCCCATCTCTTTATTTCAGTCTCCTCTTCTTTTTGATTAATTTTTGCCACAGTATCCAGATATGTTCTGGTTATATCATTCAATGGATTTAATTGAGACATGACTAGCCTAACTCTTCTTTTTCTTATATTTATTTATAAACTGTCTACCCCATGCTGGTTTGGATTGACCAGGAACCATCGTCTCTGCATACTTTTTATAAGCATCTGTACCAATTAACCTTTGATCTGACGGAACACCTGATGGATTTACTGCTTCCATCACGTCTTTTACCCAAGATTTGAACATATAATTCTCTTTTGTCACACATATAAGGTGATTTGTACCTCTACGGATGATTTCACCTATCAATCCTGTGTTTAAATTCTCTACAAGGTCACCAATCTTATAAATTAATCCCTGTACATAGTTCTCTCTTAGTCCTTTTTTATCTAAACTTGGTGCAATTTCCCATAAATCATAAGACTCTTTTACTTTTTTCTTCTTACCCTTCATTCCAGTCCGAACAGCATCAAAAACTGCTTGTGCATCAGCATCTTTGAGTCCTTTTGGTGTTCCACGTCTAAAAGAGTCAAAATCATCATCTGCAACTGCCTTTCTCATCTTAGATGCAGACATTCCTTCCACTCCTTCCGCATCAGAATCCCTTACACCAGCTGAAATTACCCTAATTAGATCAAAATTATAGAGATCTCCGTTGTATTTTTGTGCTAAATTCTCAAATTCTGCCTGTCTGTCTGCTCCAACAATGATATTAACGTTCTTAAATCCATCTGCTTCTGCTGTTTTAAGCACATCAAAGATAGATTTCATCTCTGCATCATTAATAATCTCCTCTTCATAATCAGGGAACATTTTCTTCATATAAGAGATCTTCATGTCAGGATCAAGAGGATTTTTCTTTGGATCCTGTGATCTTGAGGGATAAACCTTGAGTGCTCCACCTGCGGCTGCCTTTCTTGCTGCTCCTAATAACTTTTCATGACCTACAGTTGGAGGATTAAACCTACCAAATGCTGTTGTAAGGGTCTCACCCTCTGATTTCTTGGGTTCTGCCTCTGGTTTCTTCTGTAAAGGTGCTCCTGCAAGGTCATCATCCTTCCTACGTTTTGCTTCAATTGCTTCTGGCGATCTTGCCATCTTCTTCGCATTGACAGGAAGATGTGATGGACGTCCTGGAGTTTGATCAGGATCTTTTCCTGGTCTCTGATTCTTATTGAAAAATCTTAACTTATCTCCTTCTGTTTTTGCTACAAATTCTCCACTACGATCCAACCAACCACCGTGGCCATCGCTCTTGAATCCTAATTTCCGTGCCTGTTCTTTGGCTTTGGACTCAGTTTCAGTTAAAAATGTGAAAAAACTCTTCATATAACTTACGGTTATACTATATTTAGCATTTTAGAATGATGAGACATCACTAGCTTTCCAATGAGGAGAAGAACTTTTGGCTCTTGACCCTGCATATAATATCATATTAGTAACCATTTCATTTGCTTTAGTTTTATTTTTCTCAAATATCTCAATCATAGATCCTCCAAGATATTTTCCAAAGATAAATTGTGCTCTTGCTCTTACTTTAAGATTATCACTACCTAAATCTGCAAAATTTTTATGTTTATATAAAGATTTAAATAATTCTAACTTAGTAGAGAAGGATTGATTACTATAATTATTAACAAACTCAAAAACTTTATCGCATATTTTATTATTAATGGCATCATCCATATTCTTATCCATTTCTTCAGAAATTCTTACCGCTTCATCAATAACTGCTTTTTGATTAGTAAGAGAAAATATAGTTCCTGCTGATGAATTTATTTCCCCCAAAACATCTCCAATAGATTTTCCTGCTAAACCACCATCAAGAGCCTTTGTACCCCCCGTAATTATACCTTGATAAGAATAAGTCGGTGCTTTTCCTTTACTTTCTCCAGAAGAACCTTTATCCCTAAACTGCAACATGATATTTCCTTTATTTGTAAACTTTATATAAACATCTTTTGAACTAAACACATCATTTGTTTTACTAAAAACATATCCATGATATCCAATTTTCTGCGATTTTAATGCCTTTGCAACATCCCCCTCAACATAATTAATGGTTTTAATAATTGTCTTTTTCTTATCAGGAGATTTTTTTAATGATAAAGGAACTAGATCCCCGTCATCAATCATTTCTTTTATAAAAGCATTCAATACTGAAAAATCCTGAAAATTCTTTATTGACGTAAGTGTTGTACCAGAACCTAACTGAAATTTAAAATTTTGACCAGAAGAAACTTGTTTTAATAACCTTTGTGCTTTTCGTGATGCCAAATATATATCTGCAGGGCTCCATTTATTAATATTATTAAACACTAAAGAATTTTTTCCTTCTAATAAATTAGATTTTTTTACAGCATTATTGGTATATTTCCAAAGTTTATCAATACTCCCAAAAACATTTGAATCACCTCTTACATAAAATAAATCTATACCTTTAGGTTTTATTTTATTATAAGTTTTTCGTGATAGAATTTTAGTAACATCTAAAAGTTTATTGGCAATATTAATTGAAGACAAAAACCAATCATTATCCTTAATTAAAAATTTTTCTATTTCATTAATAGAAACTCCTGGAGTAACTACTTTTCGAGAAACTATTCTTATTTCTTTCTTATACTTTTCTTGAAATTGTTTATAATTTGTCAAAGAACTTGATAAAGGACCACCTCTATAATCAGCAATAGCACTAAAAAGAGCTTGTGCTGCTTCTGCTTGTTTAGGGGAATCGGCCATCCTTCACACTTTTTAGTTATTTATTATACCCACCTTGTAACTGTGAGTTCAATAGTATTATCCTCCATCTCCCACTCTTCTTCTACTTGGAATCCCATTTCCTTAACAGTATTATACAATGTCATACGTGCATACTGCTGATTAACCTTATCAATAAACCTTTCTACAGGTATAGGTTGGTTCCATGTCTCAAGATCGGCTACTAATTCATACTCACCTGTTACTGGATGCATACGAAATCCTATATCGGTTCCAATAGCAACCTCAGCCTCTACTGTTTCATGACCAATACCATGAGCACCAGTCACTTTAAGTTCCTGATCCTCCTTAACATCATACTGAAGTATCTCTAGTGCTTCAACTAGTTGTGGTTTGTTCTTGAGTTTCGTCTTGATTGTGCTGAAGTGCGACATTGTTAGAGTAAAATTCGGGTTTAAATTGACGAGTTTCTAATTCTCCAAGTTTATTATCTATTTCTTTCGTGAGTTCTACACACTCATTAGATGTTGCTCCCATAACTTCTTCAGTTACTCTACCATCTTGTCTGATTGTAAACTTAAGTGTTTGCTGTCTAGGCATTAGTCTCCTTGGTTTTGTGACATCCATTCACTAATAGTAGCATCATACTCCGCAGTATGTTTAAATGCTTCTAACATAAATTGTTTTCTCAAAGTCTCAGGTTTAATTGATATATTACCTTTGATTGAATCTAAGTAAATACCATACTGATTAGGATTAGTTAGCACAGCAACATCTTTATAATTCTTTGCTGCTGATCTTACCATACTAGGGCCACCAATATCAATATTCTCTATTGCTTCTGCCAAGGTAACATCTGGTTTAGCAACTGTTTCTTTGAATGGATATAGATTTACTGCAACAATATCAATCAATCCAATACCCAGATTTTGACGATCCAAATCATGTACAGGATGACCACGTTGAGCAAGAATACCCCCATGAATCTTAGGATGTAATGTCTTCACTCTACCACTAAGAATCTCTGGTGAACCAGTGTAATCAGATACCTTCATTACAGGCAATCCTTCATCACTAATTACCTTATGTGTTCCACCACTAGAGATAAGAGTATATCCAGCACGGATCAATCCTTCTGCGAAATCAACAATACCGCTTTTGTTTGAAACACTTAATAATGCGTAGTAATTCATAGATCTCCTTCTGCACGGTTTTCTGATTGGTGAACATCAAATTCTCCACCAGGATATCTTGCTTTGAGTTTGTCTACATTCATCTCAATGATTTCATCGAATGTAGTATCTAGTGCCATACAAGCCTGTGCCAAATACCAACATATATCACCCAACTCTCTCTTCATATGAAAGACATTCTCTTCATTATAGGGTTTACCTTGTAGTATAATCTTCTTTACCACCTCAGTAAACTCACCAGACTCTGCAGTTAAACCAAGTGCAGCAGTCAATAGTCTGGGAACATCTGCATCTTGCTCAATATCAAGGTTAGTGATACGAGAAAGTAATGCTGCTAGATCTGTACTCGGAAGACTAGTAACTTCCGTAACAAAATCCAGATACTTATTGGTGTCAACAGTCATTGGTAGGAAAATAAAAAATCATTTACAAGACTATCTGCTTTTTCTTTTCCAAACTTACCAGCAAGAAATCCTCCTACTGGATCTAGTTTAGTCATATAAGCATCAAAATCTTTATATACACTGGTATCAGTTCCAGTTGGTTTTTTCAATTCTATCATATCAACATAACATTGTAAATACTTTTTAAACATATCAAGATGATCATCAACATCTTCTGGTGTACAATACCGAATGTAAATATTCTCAGAGAAATGATTACCTGGTTCAAAGAACCGATACTCACCTTCATGTTTAGGTAGCCCATCCACAGAGAACAAATAGTTTTCGGTGGGATGTTGGAAGTCAAATACTATAATAATTTTCTTTTCAGAAAACTTCATTAAATCCATACCAAAACAAGGAAGATTACTACCTGTTTTTGGATATGCTATACAATTAAAGATATCCACATTCTTCCCATCAGTTATATCCACCTGTCTTGATTTAAGAAAGTGTGGATGCGAATGAGTAATGGCATTCAAATGAGTTCCTTTACCTTCCCAACCTGCCCAGAGATCTTCTATCTTCATAGGCAACATGGATCTGTAAGCACTAATGTAATTTTGCCAAATAGTCATCAGAATTTAAAGTCGTTAAAGGATTTTTTAGGTTTATCTTCATGCACATATTCTTCTTGTCCACTATCAACAATATCTTCTTGTGCTTTCTGTTCGCAATCATATAATCTCATCTTTGCACGGTCAATACCTACCACAAATCTCTTATTCATGGTGGGATCATTATACCTATTCTTTAACTGTTTGACCATTATTTGATTTAAACCTTCCAACTCTTCTGTAGAAATAAGGGCAAACATAAGGTCAGCAGTAGCAGGGAGTCCAAAAGACTCAGAGGTGTCAGTAAGGTCCACATCG